GACCTCATTGTAACATCTTTTTCTGAGGAAGCAGGCGGACAGCAGTTCGAGTCCGGTAAGCTATCTGACGGTACTATGATAGAGTATTCCAAGCTGGAAGCTGGAGGGGATATTTCTATCGTTGCCGCTGATGGCACAAAATCACCTGCTCCGGTTGCAAACTATGAGCTGGAAGACGGCCGTATCGTCGTAGTGTCAGAGGCTGGCAAGATCGCTGAAGTGAAAGACGCCGCCGCAGCAGCAAACCCTGCGGAAGACATGGCGCAGCAGGCTGCACAACAGATGGCAAAAACCATAAAAGACCATCAGGCGGCATTAGACAAGTTCGTTAATAGAATCGCCTCGTTAGAAACAGCTATGCAATCTTTCAAAGATGCATCCAGCAAAACATTTACTGCTTTCATGGATTTCCTTGAAGCTGACCAGGAAACAGCGATCACTAATCCTAAACAGACTGTTTTCAGCGATGCGAAGGAAAAGAAAGATGCTGCAAAGAATAAGTTCCTGACAGCATACGGCAACTTCCAGAAAACTGTGAAGGAAAAGGCCGCTTCCTCAAAATAATTACCTCCTCAAAATAACCATTAAAAATTTCTCAGATGGGTTACGACGTTTCTGCCCTCAGTAATTATACGAAAGATAACAAGGACATCCTTGTTACCAGCTCTGTGTTTAATGCCAAAACACAAAGCCTGATTTCTCAACAGGGTAATGTTCTCACTGGTATCAAAAGCGCAGAAAGAATTGGCATCATGGATACTGACGCTGTATTCCAGGCAGGCGGTACATGCGGATTCAATGCGAGCGGTACCACCACTATTACTCAGCGCACCATTACCGTTGGCAAGATCAAGGTAAACGAATCATTGTGCCCGAAGACACTGGAAACAAAATACACTCAGTTGGCACTTGCCGCAGGTAGCCGGTATGAAAATATTCCTTTTGAACAGGACTACACTGATAAAAAGTCTGCACGTATTGCGGCTCAACTGGAGACAGCCATCTGGCAGGGTGATACCGCTAGCGGCAACGCAAATCTGAACAAGTTTGATGGCTTGATCAAACTGATTGACGCAGCTTCTGGTTCTGTGATTCACGCAAATAGCGCTACCTACACCAGCGGTGCCCCTTATGGCACTGGCACAGTGATCACAGGTGATGTAGCTCTTGCTATCGCCGATGGCATGTATGCCGCAATTCCTATGTCAATTATCGACAAAGACGATCTGCGCATCTTCTGTGGCTGGGATTTCTTTAAGGCATATGTTCTTGCTCTCAAGTACAAGAACCTCTACCATTTCTCTGGTGAAGACGACAAATCTGGCGAGTTGACCATCCCTGGTACATCATACACTCTAACCGCTGTACATGGACTGGACGGAACAAAACGCTTGTTTGCCTTCCGCATGTCAAACATTTACCTGGGAACAGATATGGAGAACGAGGAAGAGCGCTGGGAGATCTTCTTTGCTAAAGAAGCGGACGAGATCCGGTTTGTGGCAGAATGGAAGCTGGGCGTAAACTTCGCCATCCCTGATGAAATTGTAGAGTTCCACCTGGGCTAATAAATAACTGGCCGGCCAACACCGGCCTTTTTTCTAACTCTTAATTTTTTTACCATGGCCTGCAACCTTACGCAGAACATGACTATAGATTGCCGAGATTCAGTCGGAGGCGCTAAAGAAATTCTCTTTATCGAATTCGATAATGTCACGGCAATCACCGAAGCGAGCGGTGTAGTCACTACCATCACTGTCGCAACTGGGAAACAGTTTCGCCGTTACCAGGTGCCAAAAGAAACGTCCTTTTTTACTGAGGCACTTAATAGTTCTGTACCAAACGGCACTATTTTTTACCAGCAGGAGCTTACTGTTGTCCTCAATAAGATGCAGGCGAACACCCGGAATGAAATACAACTGCTTGCCCAGAATCGCCTATTAGCCATTGTGCTTGATCTTAATGGTAAATATTGGCTTTTAGGGAAGGAGAGAGCATTAGATGCTACGGCTGGCGAAGGCGGCACAGGTACGGCTACAGGTGACCGCAACGGATACACACGAACTTTCACCGGGATGGAACGGTTTATGGCTCCTGAAGTTCAATCTTCAATTATCGCAGGGCTACTTACCCCAGCAAGTTAACCATATCCTCAATAGTTAGAAATAGCCTGGAAGTTCCAGGCTATTTTTTTTGAAAAAAATCTGTGATTCTGATATATAGTAGTGATGGTAATTCTAAAACGAAATGAATCTGGTGTAATGGTGGTGACTGCATCTGAGAATGCAACACTTCATCCTACTGAATATTATATCAGTTTCATTAATGACATTACCAAAAAAGAAATAGTAATAGAGAATGCGCAGGATACAAGCGATTATCCTGATCGGTATAATCAATTCATTGTAGATATCTCTCTATTTGATGGTGCCGACAATGGATTTTGGACTTACAGGGTTACCGATCAGGAAGACAATCTTTTAGAGATTGGTAAAATGAAGCTGGAAGGAGAGAAGGTACTACCATTTCAATATAATGGAGCTTCAATAGAATATAAAACATATGGCGAATAAAGATTTGAAAACAACAGAACTCGGCAGCGGCTTGATATTGTTGCATTTTGAGGATGCTGCACAACCTGTGTTTGTAGAAAAGAAAGGTAAGCCTTATGTTTTCTATGGAGAAAAGAATGATTACCCTAACTATCTCCTTTACCTATATAATAATTCAGCGAAGCATAGCGCTATCATTAATGGCAAGGTGGATTATATCTGTGGTAAAGGATGGGCATATGACAAAGAAAGCACCCCAATTGATCAGCAACATCTTATAGATTCCTTGTTGATAAAAGCTAACGCACAGTGCGAATCACTTAATGAGGTTACTGAGAAGATTGCTCTTGATATGGAGATATTTAATGGTGCATATCTTCAGGTAGTTTGGAATCTTCTGGGTGAAGTTGCAAGCGTATATCACGTTGACTATACGACTGTTAGAAGTAATAAAGATAATTCTGTTTTTTACGTGTCTGATGAATGGGTAAAGTATAATCCTGACGGATCCTTCAGATATAATCACAACCCTATATACAAAGATTTTAACGCTTTTAATGCTAACACAAAAGAGGGTACTCAAATTCTTTATATCAAAAAATACCATCCAGGTATAGATATATATACTTTACCAAGCTATCGTGGATCAATCACCTGGATCGAAGTGGACATTGAAATAGGTAATTATCATTTGAATAATGTGAAAGGAGGTTTCTTTGTCAATAAGCTAATCAACTTTAATAATGGGAAGCCATCGCCAGAGGAGCAATTGAAGATTGAAAAAATGTTTGATGCAAAGTTTGGAGGTGTTCGTGGCAGGAAGTATATGTTGGCTTTTAATAATGATGCTACTAAGGCTGCAACTGTGCTGGACTTAAATGTCACGGAATCAGACAAGTTATTTGATCAGCTCAACAAAACTACCCAGCAGGAAATATTTACTGGACATCGTATCACTAGCCCTATTCTTTTTGGTATCAAAACCGAGGGGCAATTAGGTGGGCGAACTGAAATCCGTGAAGCGTATGAGGTGTTTCAGAATACCTACGTAAACGGCCGTCAGCAATGGCTGGAAAAAGTGGTTAGACTCATAGCTTCGTACCGATCTATTAATGTTCCGTTGACTATTCAGCGAACAGAACCTATTGGATTTGAGTTTGATGCGGCGACGATAGCGCAGAATCTTTCACGTGAAGAAATCAGAGATTTCATAGCGGATAAACTGTCTATTAAGTTACAACCAGACGCCCCTGCACCGTCAGCCACTCCGCAATTACATAACCATCAATTTACTGAAGAAGAAGATGACCGTGATTTCGAAGTGTTTTCCCAATTTGGGATAGCGAAAACTGAGCGTGTCATTCTGAAGTCAAAGAGAGTTGGGTTTTCTTCCGATGAAGAAGAAAAAACTTATTTCGCTGATGAGACGAAAAGCATGACTAATCTAGAGGCAAACATTTTAGAGCTTCTTGGGAAGGATCCATACACCACTCAACAAATTATTGCAGAGACTCTCAATATTGATGTGACAGTAGTCAATAATGTACTAAATGTCTTAGAATCACAGGGGCAGATTGTTGTTACTCGTGAATTGAATAATGGAGATGAGACGATCAAAAGAGTACCTGTTAAAAAAGCAACAAAAGAGGCTACAAAAAAGAAGCCATTCACAAAAGCTATTGAGGTAATGTATTCCTATGAGGGGCCATATGACAATCGTAACAGGGCATTTTGCCACAAAATGATGGAGCTGAACAGGTTGTATTCCAGATTTGATATTGAACAAATCAGTGATAAACTGGGATACTCTGTTTGGGCACGCAGAGGAGGCTGGTATACTCAGCCATCAGGAGTGCACCGGGCATATTGTCGGCATCACTGGGAAGCACATGTTGTAATTGATAAAAAGGTGGTCAATAATCTTAATTAGAAATGAGCAGGAACATTTTATTCATATCAGAACAGAAGCTCAAGGATAGCAGTATGCTATCTGAGAATGTAGATCCAAAGCATCTTCTGCCTATCGTTAAAGTAGTTCAAGATCGCTTTATCCTTCCTATGCTGGGTACAAATCTATATGCTAAGCTGCAGGATATGGTGTCTTCTGATACTGTAACAGGGGATTATAAAACCTTGCTGGATGAATACATAACAGACGCTCAGGTCTGGTACACCCTGGCAGAATTGCCTATTAGCATTCAGTACAAATTGATCAATAAAGGTGTCGTGATCAGAACAGGAGAGGCTATTCAAACTGTGTCTTTCAGTGATGTTCAAAGCCTCATGGATAATTTTCGCATCAATGCCAAATTCTATGCTCAGAGGGCAATCGACTACCTATGTGAAAATCAAACATTATTCCCTGAATACATAAATCCAGGGAACGGAAGCGACATTATTCATCCGGATCAGACCCAGTACGAGTGTGGAATATTTCTCGGTGGACAATGCAGGGAAGATACACGCTCCTTTGAAGAGAGATATCAGGGTAATAGTTATCGTAAACCATGGTAATATGGCCTATAAGAAAAACGAAAAAAAGTTACTGGAATACTTGCAAAAAATAGGGAGACAGCATGACACTAAACAATCTGATAAGCCTACTAAAAAAGTACGCCCAAAACCATCTTCAAATTAATGGTTTTGGATCAGGTGACCTATCAGATCTGGGAGCTTCAAAAGATATCGAGTTGCCTGTTATGTGGGTCTCATATCCTACTGGAAGATATTCACAAAATCAGATGTACTACAACCTGACATTCTTTTTTGCTGATCAGATTTTTGGCGATAAAAGAAACGAACTGGAGGTGCAGAGTGACATGTTATCTATTGCACTTGACTCTTTCGCGTTTCTGAGGGATAATCCTGATTTTGCCTTCCAGGTAGACGCTGATGCAACAATTGATTTTTTTACCGAACGATTTGGTGAACTCACCTCCGGCTGTGCGCTGAGTTTTACACTTCGTGATCCAAAACCGCTAGACAGATGCGTAATTCCATTCGACTGATTATTTTATTTCTTCTTCTTT